TTATGAGCATTTATTAGCCTTGGCAGCAGTTAAAAAGCAACTAGATGTTGGCTTAATCTTACATAACAAACTTGATCTTATATCTAAAGAGGAGACACTCTTAAATAAAGAGAAGATTGATGCTTTTATTAAGGATTCACCAGCTCAGAATCTGCCTATCTTACCAATTTCTGCTCAATTAGGTTTAAATGTAAATGAAGTTCTAAAATTCTTAGCAAGTCTTAAACCTAAGCATTTCATTCCTATTCCTACTGGAAAAGAGCAAGAACAAGAAAGAGAGCAAGATGAGAAAGAGAATGAAAAAGGACAAGAAAGAGAGCAAGGACATTATAATGATCCCTTACAAATGGTAATAATTCGATCTTTCAATGTTAATAAACCGAATGTTACTGTTGATAAACTAGAAGGTGGTGTTATTGGGGGATCTTTACGATGCGGTCATTTAAAGATAGATGATATTGTTGAAATACGTCCAGGCATCGTCTCCAAAAATTCAAGTAATGAATGGATAATTAATCCCCTTATTGCAAGAGTGACTACTTTATATTCAGAAACACAAGCAATTAATATTGCTGTTCCTGGAGGTTTACTGGGTATTGGTTTAACGTTAGATAGTGGTCTAACAAAGAATAACAAATTAGTTGGACAATTTTGTAGTCAGATTGGTCATTCACCACCAGTAATCGATAAAATTAAGATAATTTACAAGAGAATGGCTAGACCAATTGACAAGGATGATAGAGATAAAGAAAAAGAAAAAGAAAGAGATAAAGATAATAATAAAGATAATGAAAGCAGTCTTGAAGGAAAAACATTGCTAATGGATGAAAAACTTAAGATCTGTATTCATGCTGTTGCAGTCCTTGGACAAGTCACAAAAATAGTTAACAAAAAAGAAGTTACAATAAAACTAGATATGCCTATAGCATTCTTCGAAACAGATAATATTGTTGTTATGAGAAATGTCAAGAACAGATGGCAACTCTCAGGAACTGCTACTTTATTAGCTGCTAATCAGGTTAAGAATATCAATTTACCAGCAGAATATAATGACTATTTAAAGGAAGGTAAAGAAAAACAGTCACAACTAGAGATAGTTATGGACTCTTCAACTAATTTGTATAATCCTTTAAATTATAAAGTAGATACCTATGATTCATTACTAGATAAACTATATTCTGGAAACACCAGTAGTATAATTAGTACTATAAGTAATAGTAGCAGGATGGAGATAATCGCACCCAAACTTAAACCACATAATAATATCTCATTATGGGTGAATTATGCAAATGTATTAGAATGTCTAAAGAAAGGATATCCAGAAGAAAAAGATGAAAATAGTCATTTAATTGATTGCCAAACACATTTTCTACGTTTCTTAAATGAAGAATTGCAATGCACTTCATCCGTAAATGCAAAGTCTGAATTATTAATCACTGGCAAATTTAGAGATGGTAATATAGAAAAAGTAATCCGTAATTATTTAGTACAATATCGTACTTGCCATAATTGTTCTAAGAGCAATAGTTACTTGTATAAGAACAGAAATCATCTCATAATGATATATTGCAATTGCTGTGGATCTGAAAGAGCTATTTAGCCATTTTTCAAAGAGCGAAAAGATAAAATATCCGAGTGTTTGTCTTGCTACATCTTATACATTATCTATGTGATAAACTATCATGGGTTTTTTATCGGCTGTTCTCGTATATGTATAAATTTTTTTATCTTCTGAAATATTTTGACTTTGTGTATATGTATTAATATTATTAGCATCTAAGTTTTTAAATATATCCTCCATAGACACAAGTTTAAATAATTTTCTTAAAACATAAATATGTTGATTTAAATCTTTTACTGCTACAACCTGGCCAAATGGACCTGTATGACAACATAAAATATTCGTTTTATAATATTGTAATGCTTCAAGATTAGGCAAATGCCATATATCCACATATAGACATGCATTATTTGATAATAGACCACACCAATCATTTAATGTTGTAAAATATGTCTTGTATAAAGACAAAAATACATTAAAATCAATACAAATAACTTTTATATTGATTTTTTTGTATTTCTTGCTGGTATTTATTAATCTCAAAATCTCTTTACAATTTCTTATATTATTCTCAAGAAGTATTAGTTGCTTAGCTTTTTTACACCATTTTATAATTGAATCTGTTGTATTCATTTGTGGTGTATCTGTATATATGTATTTCTCGTAATTGTTCTTTTTACCTATTTCTGTAAGTTGCTTGTTTATGGCAGTTTTAATTTTATCTCCTTGTGCAAATGAAAGTTTTTCAGGACGAGATGGATTCCTTTTTAGATGTCGCATTAAATTATCATCATATAAATAATTCTCTTTACCAGATATGACATCAAATATTTTGGCATCAGTTTCCTTAGGTATGTTAATATCTAAATGATATGATTTTTTAAGAACTATATTATTAGCATTATTACTATTAATAACACTATTACTATTATTACTATTAATAGAATTATTACTATTAATAGAATTATTACTATTAATAGAATTATTACTATTAATAGAATTATTACTATTAATAGAATTATTACTATTAATAGCATTATTACTATTAATACTATTAATATTATTTAATATTTTCATTGGATTTGTATTTCGTATCTTTGGAAGTGATTTAACTTTGTTTGCTTTAGAGTGGACCATTGGATTTGCTGAAACATATTCTTTAATAGATAGTAATTGGTCATTATCTATAAAATCACTTGACAATTTTGGGATTTCTTTGCTATTATCATTCTTTTTAGTTGGCATTTTAATCGGTGTTAATGGTGTGTTCTTTTTTGATGCGTTTAAGTTAAAGTTAGAATTAGGATCTGAGTTTGGGTTTAAATTCTGGTTAGGATTATAAAATCTCAATATTATTGGATAAATCAACCCAATCACCCGTTTTTTTGGACCATCATTACCTATGACCTGAAATTTGGGCCAACCTCCCTCTGCGATTAGTTTAAGTCTTGGAATATTGAAAAATTCACGATTATTAAAAATTTCATCTAATGCTGTAAAAAACTTATTATCATCTCCTGTAACATTAGTCTCTACAATTTCGTATCCTTGCTTTTGCCACTTTTTATATGTTGCGCCACCAAATTCAAAAGATCGGCCTTGAAGTTTACCATTTACTCTTTTTTTACATGATATTTTACTATCTCGATTGTTTTTTAACTTTGTACAGTGATTTTTAATACATTCTTTGCACTCATTATACAATTCTAATTCGCTCTTTGGTATTGTCATTTTGACTTAATTTAATCATATTATTTATACTAGGAATTGAAGCAAATTTTTCATTTTTTTTATGCAGCTTATAATTATTGCTTAATAGCCCTAAAAATTTCCTGAAATATAAAGACTAATACGCTTGTTGACATTGAATTGCCAACCTGTTTGTAAAGCTTTGAATCTGATACAGTGCTAGAAAAATTATCGGGAAATCCTTGTAAACGTAAATATTCCCTTGGAGTTAATCTTCTGCGTATAGAGGTAAGATAATATATACAATTTCCACCACTACCAGCTAATAAACATGGACAAACATGTTTCATCGGATTAGTTCTTGTGACAGATGATACGTTGAGATTAACACACCAAGGTTCATTAAAATCATCTATCTTACCTAATTTTATCAAATCATCCAATAAATTTATTTTATGACTTGTCAAATCCCCATAAATAGTAGTTTCAGGAATTCCATAATCTACTAAATCTTCAACGAAAACATTTAATGGTATTTTTTTAGGTATTTTAAATGTTTTAAAATATGGTTTTTTAAGACCAATTATAAACAATCTAGATCTATTTTGCGGTAATCCATAATCAATAGTATTTAGTGTTTCATAATAAATATTATATTCTTTAAATTCTGCCAGACATTCTTTAATTATTTTTAGAGTATTTCCTTTATCATGATTTACAAGACCAGCAACATTCTCCAATATGAAAATTTTAGGTTTAATTGCTTTTATTGTCTCCCAACATTCAAAGAAGATTGTACCCTTAATCTGATCCTCGAAACCCATCCTCTTTCCTAATAATGAAAATGCTTGACATGGAAACCCAGCTACATACAAGTCTACTTTATCTAACTGTTTATGATTGCGCTTTGTTATATCATCATAAAGCTTTCTTGGTGAATAATTTGCTTTTATTGATTCTCTTACATCTTTATCATTATCACAACTAAAAATATGTATTGGTTTAATATTCATTAGTTCTAATGCTTGTATAGGAGCTTCTATGCCACTACAATCCGTACCAACGGTAATGTTTTTAGGTAATTTTACAGATTTATCTAGATAATCCATGAATCTTAATTGTGGATTATTACTATTCATACTTTTTTTAGTTTTATACATTTATATTAATAACATAGATAATTAAGCGTATATTAATATTTTAAAGCTTTCAGCTATTTGGTTTATTTAAATTGATTTATTCATTTTAGAGTAGAGAGCAATTTAAAGATATGGCAGAAGATTGCTCTATTGATCCACAAAAAGTGAGTATTCTTTTAGAAAGGAATCCTGAAAATGCTGAATATATTAAAAGAATTATAGATAATACATTATATATTACAACTGAAACACTTATACAACTGGTTAGGACTGAGTTTTCAAAGTTTGCAAAGGATAATCCTAATTATAATCTATTTATTCCTGATACTAAAATAGGATCCGAACATATGCTCTTACTAGCTATGGAGGATTTATTACATCCTAAGCAAATTTTATATGGATTTCAAAAACCTTCTAATAACGACCCCATTGTAATAATCGATGATGCAATCTACTCATCTTGCAATATGTGTTTATATGCTGATCTATTTCAGGAGCTTGGTGTTAAAAATAAAATTCATTGTGTTGTTGCTTTTACGAGTTGTGAAACCCCTCAATTAGTTAAAGAGTTTGGAGCTACTATACATAGCTCATTTACTCTAACTCATTTAACTGCAAAGAATCTCTTATATGATGTTGATATTTATAAAATTTTTGGTTGTGAGTCACAACTGGTTTTACCACTCTATTTCAGTCATAAAATTGCAAATGCATTCGGCTCTTACCAATTTTACCATGATATTATCAAAAATCCAATTTCACGAGAAATTATAGATAGGATAAAGCCATCAGACATAGTAGCCCTTATTAACAAAATAGTATTAAAAGTTGCAAAGTAAATATCTGTTTGACGTATTTTAGATTAGAATGATTCTGATTCGTCTGATTCTGATAAATCACTAGAATCAGTATCACTACCTTTGTGTCGTGGATTGCTATCGCGTGGTTTATTGTTAAGTTTTTTCAAATACTTTAGTTCCCAGCTGTCTACAGGTGAACCATTTCGATACTCATAAAACAGTTTTTCATGTAGATTGTCACTACCATTAAAGAGGAACCAACAAGCTCCCTCATAAAAGTTAAGTGTATCATCGATCACTTTACCACCAAGCTTCCAATAAGTATCTACCATTGAGGCCCAATCTGTTACAGCTCCAATTGGTTCTTTAATCGTAGCTAATATTTCATGCATAAGCATTTCAAAATACTCTGTTCCCTTGCCTTCCTGACGTACTGAGTAGTCAATGTACACATTATCGATCATGTAATGGAGACTTGAAAATGCAACAACATTATTTTGATATGGGTGCATCACATTATTTAAGTGTGAAACTGTAACGGATACCATTTCAGGAATACCAGCTTTATCACAAGATAGTGTGAACACATGTTGTTCAATTAACTTTCCATAATATGAAACAGTATTTGGATTGCTAATAATCGCTTTTTTAATTGTAACCTCTTTAGTGAATGACATGACCAAATATATTATATTTTAATTGTTTCTAATGATAAATATATTATCAATTTTTCATATGTTTTTTGCTACTATTTTTCAAACCTTCTGTTATTATTTCATAATACTTTCTGGGTGTATATCCCTTTTTATACATCTTAAATAATGTTCCAATTATAAGAACATATACTATAACTTTAGAAAGATATGCTAAGCTTTTATCTGGTATCTTATATATGGGTGAGACTATTTGATGCATAAAACTCTCCTCATTCGTCTTACCTAGAAGGATTCTTTCAAGCAAAGTCAGAAAACATACATCATTATTCGTATACCAATGTAGCTGTAACGAGATTAATGTTGCTAAATAAAGAAGTAACAATAAAGGATCATTAAATAATATACCAAATAA